TCTTAGCGGCATCTGCAACTGTAATCGCGGTAACCACTTGATAATATTCTCTGTCTTGCGGATAAACTTGTCTTGTTATAGTACTACCTGTAGGTAATGTATATAAAACAGTTTGGTCAGTCGTTTGAGTAACCGCATAACTTACATTGATTGAGGTTGCTTGTTGGATTGTGGTTCCAGTAATTCCATTAACAATAGTATTTTCAGTTTGAGCAGTATATAAAAAATTTCTATCTGTTGTGGTCGCAGGATTTACTGAAGTTAATAATTGCCCTGATTCGTAAAACTGATTGGATAATACTGTTATTGTATTGTCAAAGTGAAATTTTCCAAAGTTTGAATCTTTTGCAAAAGTTACTTTTATTTTATTCAAGTTGTCAAAATACGAAGGTCTCGTATTGAATATGTTTATACGTTCTCCAATAGTTAAACTTTCAGAAAAAGCAAAATGTTTTCTTTCATCAGATTCGTCTGACAAAAATCTAACTACCGACGATTTTGGTGTTTTGAAAACATTCAAATCTACAACATCATCATTATTTCCAGCAATTGCCTGTGCAAAAATATTGGACTTTATTTGCACATCATCAGATGGAGTGCCATCAGCTCCAAAAATAGACTCTAATCCTTCAATATAATTTGGTGGAAATGAAACATAAGATAAAACTCCATTAGTCCCACCGAGTAAGGTTTTGGAATCTACTTGACTTTCATTACACTCACAAGATTGACAATCAGGATAAGTAATCATCGGAAGTCTTATAGTAAAATCTTTAGTTTCACATTTCAGTCTCAAACCATTACAAATAAATTGAAATGGCCTTCCCCCAAGAAGTTTTACTCTACACAAATCACAAAGTGCTTGAATTGTAATTGTGTAAAGAAACAAAAGTAAGTGAGCGACTGTCAATAATACTACCCCGACAAACTGAATTACCGTGAATAGTATGGAAAATAAGAAGTATAACAAATCAAAGTTTTTGAACCCATCATTAACTGGAAACTTATTAATAGTACTATCACAACTGTCATCATCAATTTCTTTAATCCCAATAAATCTACCTCTACCTAATCCTTTTTTGTATTGATCAATTAATGATGATACAGTATAAACTTTGTTAAATTGGAACTCATAAAATGTATCCTCACAATCGATTATTTCGTTCAATCTATCAATACTTTCAGAACCTGTGAATCCGTTTGTATATCCACTCCAAGCCAAACCAAAATAATATGAACTTTCTTGAATATTTTTTGCAGTTTGACTTGGTGAATTAGTCGGATCAGTTGTGGAATTAATCCATCCATACTCTTTTACGTTAGGAACCAAATAACTTGGCCTTCTAGTTTGCATGGTCAAATCGTTCGCTTGTGACCATTTTATTTTAAACCTGTACTTACTTTTAGTTGGTATCCCGATAGTAGAATCGTTAGACAAAACTCGTTCTCCAAATTCATTTGTTACAACATAGTCCAAATTCATCGGTAATTCTGTTAACCAAGTTCCATCTCCATCAATTACATTACCCGCTTGTTCTAACTCATGAACCTCTAATACAGGATTGCCATCTTCATCTTGTTGTATTGTTTGTCTTATCGCTAATATTTGACCAGGTCCAGAAGTAAGTCCACACAAATTACCCATATTATCTTTGGGTTTACATCCTCTCCTTATTCTGAATTTATTAGGCGAAGAAAACATTGACCCCATGAAAACCGCCGTTGGCTGAATGTCCACATTAGCATCATCCCTCAAATCAAAATCTAATCTATTGATTGATATATCACATATTTCAGGGTCTCCCCATAAAGGAGATATTTCTGCACTTTTTGTAAGGTTGATGATTTGTGGCAAAGAGTTCAAATCATTTGATGTTCTAAATCTGTTACCCGCAACTTGTGCTTCTGTGGCTAAACCGATTCTTATTAAATCTTGAGGAGTCAAAGAAAATTCCCCAATGTCTGAAAGGTCTACATCCATTACTATGGTTTGTTCTCCCAATGGAACACCCATAATCATATAGTCTCCACTATCATTGGTTTTTGTTGTAAACCTATAATACCTGTCGTAGATTTCTACGGCAGTACTTCCTGTTAGAACATCCGATTTTGTTGGTAATGTTCCAGTTGCAGCATGTTTTGAATAAGAAGGAGTATATGGTAATAGATTGTATCGATACCCATCATTATTTTTATCACTTGGTGATTTGTATGGATAGATACTTGTTATTATTGGATTGGATTCGTCAACCTGTTCGATAGGTATGAATATAGAAACTCTAGCATTCGGTAAACCAAATCCATTGTTTGCGGTGACTCTACCAACTAAAACACCATAATCAGCACAACTTCTTGTGTAGATATCTGTTTGTTGTATTTTAAGAGATAAAATTTCTAAGAACTCAAACTCTTGGTCTAACTGTACATTAATTGATTTGTTAATACCAAGTTCGGTCTTAATTCTATATGAATCACCCATGTAATATCTTTAGTTTATAAATAGTTTATGTGTAATTTTTAAGAATCAAATAGACACACATTGTAAATTATAACCCAAAGCTTAGGATAATAAACCTATTAAGAGAATGTAGTGGATTGGAAATTTACTACTGAAACTTTAATATCCTTACTTGGATATCTTATTTGATACACTTGGGAAGGCTGTGCGAAAATTGTATCTGCAACAGGATTAATTTGTCTGGTTTCAGGGTCCGAATATTGCATAGATGTTTCGGCCGAAGAATACTGACCCCCCACATTATTGAATACTTTTATTCCCGCAACAGTAAGAACACCATTTTGATTCTGAACAATACTTTGAATCTCGGACAAATAAACATTTTGTCCCAATTCCCTTACCTGTGGATTAAAGTAAGTAGAAATTCTATCTACAACATCAGCAATAACTTGTCCTGAGTTCTGTGCTGAAGTTAATACAATCGATACTTCTACACTTAAATCAATAACCTCTGCAGTAAAAATAGATATGTAATCATTCATCATCCTATAGTTAGACAGATAAGTTGCAACATTCTGTTTCAAAGTATTAGAAACAATGTTTGTCAATTTCCCTGAAGTATCATAAGATAACAATTGAATTAAAATTTTATTGTTATTTTCTGTAACAGAAACTTTTGCAGGTGCTCCAAACTCTGATGGCATGTTCCTGATAATAGATTCATAATCTTGAACTGTAACTGCTCTTTTCTGTGCCGAGAAGTTAAATGAAACATAATTTCTAATTTCTTCTAAAGAAGGTAGTCCCGCTCCACCAATCGCAGCAGTAACGTTATTACATCTTAAAGAATTAACTACCGATGAATTTGTAAGTTCCGATGGTCCATTAACAAAGAAAGACACCGTACCAATTTGAGTAATAACATTTGTCCCTAAGTTAGTACCTAAACCACCACCAACTCGATATTGAACAAAAAGAGTTGAGTTAGGTGTTAAAGCCGAACCTAAAGATAAATTGTTTGAATATCTTTGTAAGTCTATTGTTGCTCCTAATGTTGTGAATTGATTCAAAGCATCTTGAGCAGTATTAGTACCTCCACCAAAAGTTAATTTCTTGAATCCTTCAGGAGTATATTCAGTAATGAATCTATTTTGTGTTTGAATATATCTACCAACTTTGATACCAGGTTGGTCGGATACTTTTGTAGGGTCTTCGATGAAAACTCTATCTTCGGCTAATGCATCGACTTCATACCATTTATTAGAAACCCCCAAGAATTCTGCGGTTGTTGGAATGTTGGTATAATCAGTACCACTCTTAAGTAAAACGCTTGTAATACCTAATACATTTTTTTCAGGTAGGAATAATTCAAAGAATGGTTTTACATCGTTTGGTGTTATAACTCTTTTGAAAACTTTAGTAATACCATTAACAACTAATTCTCTTTTGGTAATAGTATAATTTACCAAAATATTATTTGCGTTGAAGTTAGGTATTTTTAATCTGTTAGGAAATCCTTGAGCATTGTATGGTGATGTGAAATCAACGTCATATATGTTTTCAAATATAATACCCGCTCCTGATACTTGAGACCCTCTTGCCAAAGTTCCGAGATATCTTGCATCTTCTTGGTCTCCAAATGCTGGTACGGTGATTGAAAAATCAACTAAAGAAACTGATGGTCTTTGGCCGGGAAGTTTCAGTCCATAAGTTCTTGCAATATTGTATATTGAAGATCTCTGTTGGGCATATTGAAGGACTGTCTCTTGAATACTTCTATCAATATGATAATGTAAGTTATCTGCAACCGCGGCATTCAAGTCCAAAAATACTGAGAATACAGAGGCATCATTAAAATCCTGAATTAGTTCGGGATAATATGTCCTTACATAATTTAATAACTCAGTTCTTATTCCTTGATAATCTCTGGTTGTATATGAAATTTTACGATTTGCCATCTATATTAAATATTAATAATAACAAAAT